AGACTGGGTAGACGGCTTGGTTGGCGTACCAGAAGCGTTTAAATGCTGGATGGTTACAGCGGCATCGGTTGGCGACCAGTAAATTTCTACATAGTCATTTGCATCCATTTCCAAAAAATAGTTCCAGCCAATGATTGAGTGGCCGGGTGTACCACCGTGACTGTTGGGGATTGAGACAAATCCGGTTGATCCTGTGATGTCTACGTTATTCTGTTTCAGCCAAATATAAACATCATGTAGTTGCACAGATGTGTTCTGGAACTGCGCACTAAACTGTAGGTTGTATATACCTGAATTGACCACCGTGATTTGAGATGAACTGATTGACACCTCATTGGAAAAATCCGTGGTGTTGAGCGTCATCAACGTGGCTGTGTTTGCCGTGGTTACCTGATCTTGGTCGCTGGAAAACGCACCATACGGAAACTTTAAATATCTACCGCCGGTCGGCCCAAGAATCGCCCCAAATGTATTGTCAAGCTGGTTAAAGTACAGACGCAGAATGTTTGCAAACTGATCTTGGTACTGGCGTTCGTATTCGTTTGTAGCCAGCGGCAGGTTAGGCGCTACTGGATTTAAGAAGTCAAGGGTTTTGGGATCAAACGTAGCCATCATCTCCTCCCATCAGGACGGATGTCGATACGAGGCGCACCCAACTGCCACATCGTGCCAATTTGGTTGGACGACACTTTCATAGCCATCTGACGCCCACGAACTCGCGTGTAAACCTGCCCAGTAAATTGATCTACTGTGTATGTACCAATCCTGTCCACATTTGCGTAGCTGACACCGCCAACAGACTGATTGCCGGACTCTACAGGGTCGTTGTACCCAGAACCCGAGTTTTGCAGGGGTAGCAGGTACATGTTGATCTGTGGTGTTGCCCCCGTAGTAGATGAGCCACGGAAAGTTAAGTCAGGGACGATACGCCACACAAACCCAAAGTTATGCCCGTCGCCAATGTCAAACTGCGATGAGGTGATGTAGGCTTCAATTGGCTGAGTAGTGTCAGTTGTGTTGTCGTCGATACCGTATTCGTGATAGACAAGATTTTGCGCATAAGTTGCGCCAATTGGGTAGTTTGTAAGGCCAAAATCTAGCCATGCGGTTCGGCCCAAATTACCGTAATACCAAATGTCCTCGGCGTAGTTGTACACCACATACCTGTCGATTACTGTTGAATCTGCTGTGCAGTAGAACCACCAGACCTCATTGAAGCCCTCGTTTGTGCCAGCAAAAAACTGTTCCTGCTGCTCAAGGTTGATGTTGCTGTAGATGAACTGGCGTAAATCGCAACGCAGAGTTTGTACGCGACCGTCGTATTTGTAGAACTTGTCTACGCCCATCCAATAAACAATACCCGATGCAATGATTGCAGTGTTGTAACCAGCCAAGGAAATGTTGTCACCAAGGAGTTGAGTACTCCAAATATAGGGTGGGCCAAGGTACTGCATAGAGTACAAAGACGTATCTGTAAACACAACAATTTCTTGTCGGGCCTGAACAGCAGTCAGAATTTCTGAGCCGTGTGAGAGACGAATAAACCCTGCTTGGTTGGTGATCGCCGGAGTCCAGTTGGTCACAGATTCTTGGTCAGACCAGCGAATCAACATGGGGTCTACTGTTGTGTTTGCGTCGGCATAAGCAGAACAGCCAAAAGCAATTGTGAATCGGCTGGCATCTGACACCATTGCAAAGTTAACCAGCGCGGGTACATCAGATGCGCCCCCCAAAGATGTGACGGGGATACCGTAGGGGGACATGTAGTGTGTACCAGACTGCGTTCCGGTGGTTGTAATGTATGTGCCTGCAATTGCGTTGGCAAATGTCGTGGCAAGCCTAAAAGAAGAACCCGACGAACCACCAACGTAGTACACAGTGCCAGAGGTCAAACCCGTTGGTAAAGCGCCGGATGTCAAAAGCACAACGGCTTGACCATCTATCAAAGAACCGTTGGAGAACGTCAACACGCCCGGAGAAGCAATCGTAATAGTGACGGGGTTGGGTACTGCGCCAACAGAAGCATTCCAGTAATACATCGGGCCACCACGGTAGCCAAACACCAAGTCTTGCCCAAAATTGTTCTGCCACCAAATGCGCAAAGAACTTATACCGGGAGTACCAATACCCCAAGCTCCTGCGTCCCAAGCCCCTGCGCCCCAACCAGTAAGAGGCTGTGCCGTGTCGCTACCAATGTGAATTTCATAGTAGGCATTAACCGGATTACCACCATTGCCAGTATCGTACGTGCCAGCAGCTACCGGCGTTTGGATCGTGTATGAGTCCCCGTCAATCACGGTAACGGCAAAACTTTGATTCAGCACATCCGCTGTCAGGCCACTGTTGACATACACGGAGTGTGTACCCGACTGCGTACCAGAAGTATTGATTGCCGCGCCGTTTGGCACGTTGGCAAGATTAAATGTTGAACCTGTTGCGCCTACAACGTAGTATTGAACGCCAGCATCTAAACCAGTCGGCAAAGCTCCGGTCGTAGAAAGAACCACTGCCGTACCGTTAGCAGGCACATAAGTCGCGGGTGTAAACACTGCGGGGCTTGCAATGGTTACTGTGAATGTCTGCTGGCTCAGGGCCACAGCCCCAAAAAATGTCACATAGTCGCCGTCGGTCGCGCCGTGGCTGTAGTCTGTTACTGTAATCGTGGTTGACCCATTCGTAGCGGCAAACGGCCCGCTTAAACCCGTCTGCACCGCACGCAAGGGGGTAACGTCGTTATACGCACCGCCCTCTTCAATATAGAACTTGAGGTGTGTGCCAACGCCTACATACGTAATGCCGCCCAACGAAGACCATGACCACAAAGAACGGCAAGTGCCTTCATAGGTGTACGAAGAAATCTGCTGCCACCCACCAATCTTCTCAGGCGTACCTTGGCGAAAGCGAATCTTGTCGCAGTCATACCAACCGCCTTCGTTGGTATATCGGGTGTTTTCTTTGTTTACACCGGGTTTGAACAGTATTTTTTGTAATGGCATGACATCAAGCTACAAGGCCGGGAACATATTGCGTTTTACCAGCGACTTTCATGGCGGTCAACTCCTGCTTCTTTAAGTTGTCTGGGTTGTAACTCACATGCACCCAACCACTGTCAGGAATGCCGGGGGTGTAGAACTCCAGAATCAACTGGGTGTAGTCCAGATTATCCATGATCCACTGAGCCAACTCCGCATTTGGTACGCCGGGAATCTCTATATCGGCTGCTTGGCCCTTGCAATGGTCTGAGGTACGAGACCCATTTACCGCTGCATTTGAGTCAGGAGAGCGATACCCAGAGTTCACCTTGACACCTTTTTGGAAGTGATCGCGGATTGGCTGGAGAACACGTTCAGCCAAGATTTTGAGGTACTCGGTTTCAACTGGGCCGGGGGTGTTGTCCAAACCCATGCGCAGGGCGGTCTCAGATTTGGTCAGTTCGTGCAGGGAGAAATTGGCGGTCAGGTTCATTTCATGCTCCTCACTTGGTTGTACTGGTCGATGCAGGTGTTGAGTTGCCGGATGGCTTGGTCACCTCGGGCGGTGAGATCGACAAGAGCTTGAGCAACTCGTCCGTCAAGCTCGGCTCTTGTTTCTGTATCTCCACTGGCAGGGGTGGATGGCTCGGACACTGACATGGGACAGTCGGGCGCTTTGACAGGAATGAACAACTTGCGCTCGCCAGAGGCAAGATCAGTACGAAGCTTAATTTCTTTAATCCGTGCAACATCGTTGGCTTTCTTCAAAGTCTGGGCGTAGGTCTGGGCAACCTCTGCCATGCGTTGTTCTGTCTCCCGCGCTTGCTCGTTTAAACGGGCAATCTCCACCTGCTGGCGCTCATATTCATCCTGCTCCCCACTGTAATACCCAGCCCCAAAACTGCCAAGTAGGGCAAGTACGATGCCAAGCAAAACATATGGGTTGAGTAAAGTCATTCGTTGGTCTTTCCACGGACGTAGGCGGTTGCCGCCATGAACGCCACCACAATCGTACCCATTGCAGCGCAGTAGGTGGTCACCAGACCATTCAGGGCATTGACCTTCTCCAGTGCAACC